CCATATGGATGCGTTTCATTTATCCATTTTTTTTCCTCCCAATATTCTAATGTTGTACCGACTTTCACATTATATTTATTTATGGTTTTGTCGTAATCGTCCCATTCAGAAGTTAACCAATTTTCTGGAAGATTTTTCCACCAGGTCTTTGGATATTTTTTATGCTGATCCTTAAGCTTTTTTTTCAGTAATCCAGAGTAAATTGGTCGCCAATAAGTTCCGCCAAAACTACCCATTTCAAATACTTCTTTTGGTGTCAAATTTGGTGTAAATTCCGGATAATCTTTAAATATAATTAAACCGTTTTTGTCTTTTTTTGGAGCCATGTTCTTTATTTAATATAACTAAATATGTTTTAATATTAAATAAAGACAAAAATATCATAAGTATAACCAATGAAGGTGAAACATAGTAAAAAGTCAACCAAGACAAAGAAAATCATTGAGTTGGATAATAATCCAGTTCGTGAATATTTGAAAAATCATCCTACAAAAATATTGTCAATAAATTATCTTCAAAAAAATATGCAATTGCGACTAAAAAAAAGACAAATTTATTATTATTGTACCAATTCAAACTTTATTGAAAATGTTAACCCACTAGAAGTTGGTTCAGGAAAAACAAAACTTAATATATTTAGATATACTGAAAACAACAAAATTTAAAAATATTATTTGTAATCATACATTTCTCCAAAACATTCTTTATAACTTGAAAAAGACAATATTTTATCCAAATCATCATAATCTAAATAATTAATTGTTGATACTTTTAATTCTTTAGCGATCTCAATATTGGTCCGATTAAATGCGAGCAACTCTTCGCAAGAAGGAATATCAATCCCAAGGCTACATTTATTTATTATTTTAGGTGATGGAATCCTGACATGAATTTTTTTTGCTCCAAAATTATATAATTCTTGTATTATAGTTTTCATAACATTGCCGCGAACTATTGTATCATCAATAATAATAATATTTTTGTCTTTTATTTTCGATTCATCAAATGAAAATTTTCTACGACATAATGAAAGTCGCTCTTCATTACTGGGTGCAATAAATGTTCTGCCTACATTTTCATTTTTATGAATTACTTGTATATAAGGAAGGTTTAATGTTTTTGCATAGCCCTTAGCATAAATAACCCCTGTTTTAGGAACTCCTACAACAATTGTATTCTCATAAAAGACAAATGTTTCTTTATTCGCCAGTTCGTTCCCTAATATTTGTCTTATTTCACTTACTATCATTCCATTACAAATACTTTTTTCGTTCATAAAATATATACATTCAAATGCGCATAATCTATGATTTGAAGACGGCGATACATATTTTGATTTTAGTCCGTCGTTGTTGGCTATTACTATTTCTCCTGGTTTAACATCTCTTACATAATCATAATGTTGTAAAGCACAAGATTCGGAACTAAAACAAAAGTCGGTTTTATTATTTACGCCAATACACAATGGACGAATACCATATCTGTCCCGTATAGCAAATATAGAATTATGTGTTATTACTAATAAGCAATATGCAACAGGTATACTTTCTATAAGGCTAATAAATATATTTGTCCAAGTTGTTTCAAGGCTATTTTGAATGAACTTAATTATATATTGCGTGTCGTGTTCATTCAAATTAGGAATATTACCATTGTGAGCCAAAAAAAAAGAACCTAATTTACATTTTCCATAAAGAGGCTGGCATTCTTCATACAAATCTTTTTCATTATTTTTAGAATTACCAGAAGTTGAATATCTTACGTGTCCAATACATTTATTTGTTTTAATTTTCTCATATTTTAATTCTTTGAATGCGTTAGCAACCATACCCAACTCTTTTTCACAAATCAATTCGGTATTTTGATGGTATGCGAGTCCACAGCTCTCTTGTCCACGATGTTGTAAATGTTTCAATCCTTGTATAACATAATCCAAATTTTGGTAAGATGAATTTTTGGTATATAATCCAAATACACCACACTTTTCTTTCATAAAAGACAACTCTATATTATCTAATGAATAATTTGTTTATATATTTACCATAAAAGATATATACAAATAATATTACCATTTATTTTTTTTTACATTAATTCGCGGACCACTGCTTTTTTTAGCATAAGACTGAGGGTTGTATGGTTCTTCTTCATCATCGGAACCAACATTTTTTGATAATTCCCAGAACTCTTTTGACCCCAATTTGAAATCTTTCTGTGCTTGTGCTTTATACCAAAATATCTGGTCTTGCAATTTATTAGATTTAGAGTTATTATTAATTACTAAACATTCAAAGTTTTCAGTGCATTGGTCCATTACCTGACAAAATGATTCAAATGTAGGAAACATACCAGCAAAATTTTCGTAAATGCGTTTTCTATTCGCAATATATGGTTCTCTTAAGATAAAAACATAATCAATGTTTGTTCGAAGCGTCGGGGGAATACCGAGCGGGTATTGCATGGTAATAATCAACATAATTTTCCAATGACGTCCATTCATAAATAATAGGCGCATCAATTTGTCTTTTGACCAAGAATTGTCGTAAAGACAATCATCTAAAATAACAAATGCCCTCGGGTCAATATTACATTTTCTGTACATTGCGAGCTGCTTGTTTACTTGTTTTAAAACAACCTTTTGTCTTTTCAAAATATTAGCAATAATTGATGAGCTATATTCATCGTGTATAAATAATTTTGGAACGTGATCGCTGTAGAACCCATTACCAGCCTCTGTACCTGAAATAACGGTTCCTAGTGGAATATCTTTATGATGAAATAATAAATCTCTTACTAAAAAACTTTTTCCTGTATCTCTTCTGCCAATTAAGACTACAACCGGCCCTTTATTTTCATCTTTTTTAAATGTTATGTTACTCATACTAAACTTCTTAAGTTCTAATGTCATTGTTTATATATTGAAAACAAATTTAAACGTCTATATATACGAACGCATAAATATTGAGAATTTTTTAATTAGTTTAAAAATATCAAAAATATTATATTAATAATAGAATTAGTAATACATGTTAAAAAACGAATTATTGTATAATAATTTAAATAAAATCTCCGATGACGATTTTCGCGATATCATCAAATGCAAGGTTCCAATTGAGCGTGCACTAGATATTGAAGTGCAAAAAAATGTTTCCGAATATAAAAAGAAAATTAACGAAAATTGTTTTGAAATAAAAGACAAAAACAATAATGATAAAGAAGTATTTATCAAATATATCACATTGATTGATTTTTTGAAATACTTGACTGGAAAATACAAAAACGAAAATTTAACAATACTTCCAGGAGATTCAGAAAAATACCCTCAAAGTAAATATCAGTCATACATTAATGATAAAAATAATTACGCATATGTAGACAGTTTATTTTATTACATAAGTGGATTATTAAAAAAAGAACATGATTTTGTTCATGGTATTGAATGTTATGATATGTTCATTTGTCAGAAGAATAATTGTAAAATAAATATATCAGATGACTTAGAATATTTATGCGAATCTTCCTTTTTTACTCAAAACTTAGGAAAAAAATTTAATTTTGAAGATAATGAAGCAAACGATATTTTTATGCAGAATCAAAAAGAATCCTTAAACATCGAAGAAGATGTTGCAGTAGATTTAGAAATTGAATGTTGTGATGAAGAACTGCCTTGTGTCGCAACTGATACTAATATATCAGAGTCATTAAATAGTGTAGACGAATTATTAATATGCGAAGTTGAAACGAAGGATGATAATAAATTGACTTTAAAGTATAAAGACAATAATAATGATACATTGAATAATAATGAATCAAGTGAAGAAAGCGAATCTGGCGAAGAAAGCGACTCTGAAGAAGAAAGCGACTCTGAAGAAGAAAGCGGCTCTGAAGAAAAAAGCGGCTCTGAAGAAGAAAGCGGCTCTGATGAAGAAAGCGACTCTGATGAAGAAAGCGGCTCTGATGAAGAAAGCGACTCTGATGAAGAAAGCGGCTCTGAAGAAGAAAGCGGCTCTGAAGAAGAAAGCGAATCTGAGGAAGAAAGTGAATCTGATGAAGAGGAACAAATATATTTACGACTAAATCAGTTTCCTACACAAGTAGTAGTTATTGAAAAGTGTAAACGCACGTTTGATGAATTTTTGAATGAAGGAGAAATTAACATTGAAGAATTGGAAAGCGCAATATTTCAAATAATTACCTCACTATACGTTTATCAAAAAAAATATAACTTTACACACAATGATCTACACACTAATAATATTATGTATTTAGAAACAGATAAAAAATTTCTTGTTTATAAAATTCAAGGCAAACTGTATAAAATACCCACGTTTGGAAAAATATACAAAATTATAGATTTTGGACGTTCTATTTACAATTACAATGGCCAGCTATTATGTAGTGATAGTTTTTCTAAGAATGGAACAGCACGCACGCAATATAACTTTGAACCATTTTACAATGAAAAAAAACCAATTATTGAACCGAACCCAAGTTTTGATTTATGTCGTCTTGCGTGTAGTATTTTTGATTTTATATGCGACGATATTAATAACATTAATGAATATAGAAATAGTGTGCCAATATATGATTTAATTTTTTCTTGGTTATATGACGATAATGGCGAAAATGTATTATACAAGTCAAATGGAGATGATAAGTACCCCGGATTTAAATTATACAAAATGATATCTAGAATTGTTCACAAACATTTACCTGAAGATCAATATAATCATACCGCAATGAAAAAATATATTCTTCTAAATAAAGAAAATTATACTTCAGACGATACACATCATTTTATGGACATAGATAATACATTATCGTAACATTTTCAATAAATTAATTATATATAATAGTTCTAATCACAACTATTACATATTGCCGTTTTCTGTTAAACCAACAAATGAATTAAAACTGAGGTTCGTTCGTAAAAATAGTAGTTGTTTTGGCAGATTCAAAAGAAACAAAATTACTTCTAAAAATTAACACTGCGTAAACAACTGCTCCAACTAAAATACTGTCTTTAAATACCTTTTTTTGTGCTTCTTTGTTCTTCTTCTCGATAACCGATTTCAAAATGAAATATATAAGACATATACTTGCAGCTAAAAAAAAATTACTGTTCAATACTTCCATTTATGTTATTTATTATTATTAAAAAAAATAATAAATAACGAAATTAATCAAAATTAAATTGCTAACTCTTCAATACCTAAATCAATCGGTGGTTCGGCATTTACCTCTTTAAGTTTAATTGCATCATCATTGTCTAAATTCAACGTAATCTCTTCAATTTCATTTACACTCGGCGGAACTACTTCACCGAAATTTCCATCAACAACTAAGGGAACATTATCGCCAATTGTTAATAGTTCATCATCAGACATATCGTCATCAAATGAAATTGTTTTATCGTTTTCTATTATATTTTCTGTATCAGGTTTAAACATATCGTCAATTGTTGGAGAGTCATTAATAGTTGGCGGTTTCTCGGTTGGTTCAACATTTAAATTTACAACATTATCTTTTTCTGAATTATCTTTTTCTGAATTATCTTTTTCTGAATTA